CTAAGCGAGATTTGATACTGTGAGAAATGAAAGATCAGTCAAAGATCATTAGCTGTATACTCAATCTTGACAGATCAGAACTGAAAGAAGTACTCTACAGCATAAGTAATTATATCAGTACATGATAATAGCAGTCATGCTAAATAAATGCTGTAGACAGCACATAAAAAAGTAATCGTTACATTCGACAAAATTGTCGAAAGTAATCGTTACATTTAGCTGTCATTAAAACAATAAGTGAGAAAATTATGTTAGTCAATATCAAAGTAACAGTGACAAACAGTGAAACTAATGAAGTTATTAGTGAAAAGACTGTAGAAAAACTGCAAAATCATTTTGTTAGAAGTGACAAGAAAATAGACGCTAATTATGTGAAATGTTACTTCATGTCACATAACAACAAGAAAGAAGCAAATTTCAGACAGTTTGACGAGATACAGTCACTTTCAGTCAATCTGAATAATAATGCTGTAGCAGTCAAGACAATCGACAGCGACACAGTGACAAGTGAACAAGCAAAGACTCAAGAAATAGTTACTCTCAATAATGTAAAAGCACTTGTTGATCTTGCAAAGATTGATAACAGTGAAGCAAAGACAGAGATTAAGAAAATACTTAGCAAAAAGCAAGCAAAGAAAGCTTTAGCACAGTTAAAAGCTTCTGCTAAGTAATCGTTACATTCGACAAAATTGTCGAATTAGTAGTATCAGTAACTTACAATCAATAGCTTATATAAGACTTTACATCTTATCACTAAGCTATTGAAATTTAAAGAATAAAGTGAGTGTATAACATGAAAGACTATCTTGTCTATTTTATTAGAACATTAACAAGTTATGATTGTACTTTTGATGACAAATTTAAAGAATTGCATAACAAAAAATATGACAGTGAAAGACAACGTCTCAAAAGTGTATTACAATTTGCTGTAAAACATGATATATGTCAATGTGATACATTAGAACATGATTTACATGAACAACGTATTAGCTTGTTAGCGAGAATGTATGACAAAGAAAGTACAATGTCTATATTATATGTATGCGAAGATTTTGAATGTAGAACAATGCAATCATTGTTATGCTATATTATGTGAGTGTATAACATGAAAGCTAAAATATTCTTTTTCTCATGTGTCAGTATTGCTTTGTTATTTGTTGCGTTTCAAGCTATGATATATTGTTTAACTAATTATTGAACAGTATATAACAATAAGCATTATGCTGTAATATGCATAGTGCTTTTTTGTTATAGTTAATGTAAACATTGTAATACATTATAATTATATATGTAATATAATCATGTAGTTATGTGTTAATATGTATAACATTTAGCTGATTGATGTTATACTAAAACTTACTTTGTATATATGTATATAGGGTGCCATATGCCTCAACCAAAAACAAAAAGGTTTAATATTATTAAACCTTTAACCATATTGTGCGTTTATAGCACTTCTATGGTTATATTTTATACTTCTATGATATGGTTATGGATTTTAAAAATGGAAAAACAAAAAGGATATGAATTATGATATATAACCTATAATATAGAAGATAATACATAATAAAGCTATTAACCAATATACCAAGTATTAATATCCTCTCATTTTCTTTATTATTCTATTTAATTCAACATTTCTCATATTCCTATGCCTTATTTGGGCCATAGGTGTATTTAATCTGGCATGAGGATTACCTGAGAATAATACCTTCCATGCTACCCATACCATTATTAATATTATAAGTATCCACATAATCTATTCCTCCTTATCATTTTATATATATAATATAACATATATTAGATTAAATGTCAAGGAAATAATTAAAATAATTAATTATTAAAAACCATTAAAGTTTTCCATGGAGGTAGTAGGATACTATGGTATGGAGGGTTATATATAATTTATGCCTACATCAGAACCTATCGGAAAAATGCCAGCTATACCTAATACTGGTACTGCAATTGTTAAAGCACCTACATTTGATGAAGTGGAAAGAGCATTAATTAAATGTAATGGATTAATTACTTATGCAGCAGCGGAACTTAATTGTCCTATTGAATTAGTTAAAAAAACAATACAACGGTATAAAATATTACGGATATTGGTTGACCAACTTAGGGATGGAATGATTGATGCTGCTGAAGATACCATTATGTATAGGATTACGGAAAAAAGAGATTCCATTGCCGCTATGTTTTTATTGAAAACTATTGGTAAAGGTAGAGGATGGATTGAGAAGGAAGATAGGAAAGCTGGTGATACTGCCGATAAACCGGTATATATTAAAATACTTCCTATAGGAATGGATAATGGTGAATATACTGAAGATGGTAGGAAGAAAGGTGGTAATAAAAAATTAAAAACAGCTAAAGCGGTTTCTGCTACTATACCAGCACTTAAAGCAAACAATGTTCCACTTACTAAAGAGGAACAGGAATTTGTTGATGCTGAAATAATAGATTAATGGAGGTTTAAATGAAAAAAAGTTTATTAGTAATATTTATTTTATTAAGTATGTTATTTTTAAGTAATAGCATTTATGCAGCACCTTTTTTAACTACAAATGCTCAAACCGGAGTAATTACTTATAAATTAACTGGTAGTTCATGGGTTCCTACAAGCGTTTCTGCTCAAGTAGATGGTTCATTAAAATTAGATGTGGCATCAAGTTCTGTTGGTGTTAATACAGTTAATATGTCGGCATGTAGTTCAACTGATGCTGTATGGGGGGTATTGTGCAGTTCTGCTCTCCCTTTTACTTTTACAAGACCAACCGTGCCAAATGTTCCAAGTGGAGCAGGTTTAATTCCTTAAATGAAATATTTAAGGGGTATTATACCATTACTGAAAGGATTAATAATACTAAGTTTTGTAATACTTATTTTTTTTACTCCTATAGAAAGTAATGCTTTAGTACTTACCTTTGGTTGGGATACTGTCCAACCTGAATGTATTTATGTAAGAATTTATCATAGTAAATATTCTGGTGAGTATGTTTTTGGGGATTATCTTGTTGAGGTTACAAGTCCACAGGAACAAGTATCAATAGATATAACTTTTAGTAAATATTATTATATAGCTACTTGTGTTGGAATTATTGATGATAATGAAATAGAATCTGATCCTTCAAATGAACTTTCTTATTTTTATTATCCTGATATGCCAACTTATATTGCTTTAGTAGCAAATTAAGGTAGGTTAAAATGTTAAAATTTGGTTGGATTCCTGATACACTGGATAAAAGAGATTATTATTTTAAAGTAGTTTATCCTGTTGATTTACCTGGTAAATTTGATTTAATGGAACTTCAACCATCTATTTATCATCAAGGGAGTTTAGGTTCATGTACTGCTAATGGTATAGGTGGTTTATTTCAATATTGTCAAAAGAAACAAGGTATTGATGATTTTATACCATCACGTTTATTTATATATTATAATGAAAGAAAAATGGAACATACTATAAAGATAGATTGTGGTGCCATGATTCGTGATGGTATAAAAGTTATAAAGAAATATGGTGCTTGTAAAGAAACAACTTGGCCGTATGATGTTAATAAATTTGATAAAAAACCTCCTGTATTTGCTTATAATGAAGGGAAAAGTAACCAAATTTTAAAATATGAGAGGGTTAATCAAATTAAATATGAAATAATGCATAGGATAGCTATTGACAAATTTCCTATTACATTAGGTATTTCATTATATGAATCTTTTATGTCACCAGAAGTTAGTAAAACAGGAATTGTACCTTTACCTAATTTTAATAAGGAAAAGTTGTTAGGTGGGCATTGTGTTAATTTAGTTGGATATGATTTTGATGAAGCAACTTTTTTAATGAGAAATTCTTGGGGTATAGGATGGGGTAATAAAGGTTATTTTACTATTCCTATGGAATATATTTTAGATCCTGATTTATGTGCTGATTTGTGGACTATACAATTGGTTGAGGATTAATGAAATTAATAAATGATATTCGTAAAAAGTTAATCTTTTTTGCTGGTGATATACATAAAGATTCAAATTTAACTGGATTTTCTTGGGATACACATAAAAGATTGATTAATTATAACGAAGCTATGTCCTCTATTTATTATACTGGTGAAGGGTATATAGGTTTACATAGGAATATAGGTGATTTATCCAATGTTGCTATTCCAGGTATGTTTAAACATGCTTGGATTTATACTGGGGATAATTATATTGTAGAGTCAGTTTCAGAAGGAGTATTAGAACGTAATTTTTTACATGCTGTTATGTCTGATTATGTAATTATACTTAAACCACTTGTTTCTGTTGAAGCAAGATTAGAAGCTGTTGCAAGGTCTCAACGGTTAGCAGATTTAAAAATGCCTTATGATGATAAATTTGAATTTGATTTAGAAGTGGAAGAAATTTTGTTTGCGGATAAAGATATTGCTTTAGCAAATATGAAAAAATATGGTCTTGGCACATCATGTAGTGAAACAATTGCACTTGGATATGTGGGGCATAGGAGGGAATTGGCACTTTATAGAGTTAAACTTGGAAATCGTTTAGTAATTTTACCAGATAACTTTGTGACTACTCATTTTGAGATTGTTTGGGCAAGTAAATTTACCACACCAGAAATAGTTAAGAAATGTGGACTTCATGAGGAAGGTGTAGAAATGTTACGTGAATTTTGGAAAGATAAATAAGTAAAGGAGGAAATAATGTTTCAGTATTTAAAATATTTACCTAAAATTTTGTTTGGATTTCAAGATGTATCAGATGTTTATAAAGCAGAAACAGGAGAAAATAGACCTTGGTATTATTCAAGGACATTTATTTTTTCTGCCTTATGTTTTATTAGTACATTAGCTACTATTTTTTTTGGTATTACTTTTAATGAAGATCAACTTAAAATTATAGCAGAAAATGTACCTACTCTTATTACAACATTAGTGGCTATTATAGGAGCAATTATGTCCTTTGTAGCACAATTTAAAAGTAAGAAAAATGGAAAATAAAGAGAAAGAAGATATATTTGTAAAAAATGAAAAAAAGAAAAATAATGACAAAAGTATCATTATTTCAAAAACTTGGAATATTAATTGGGAAGATGTTATAGTTAATTTTTTTAAAAATTTATTTCAAAAGTAATGGAGGTAGTATGTTTTCAAGATATAGGAATATAATTATTTTATTTATTATTTGTATGTTAATAGGTAGTTGTGCTTTTTTTCAAAAAGCTAAAGATAATCCTGAAACTACAGCAACAATAGCTTATAAATTAGCAGGAGAAACTATAGTTAGTTCACATGAAGTTATTGTTGAATTAAGATCACAAGGTAAAGTTACAGATGAACAAGTTATTAAATATAATGATTTATTAACTAGAACTAAGAAGGTATATTTTTTAACTGGTGATACTTTAAAATTATATATTCGTACATCCGATACTATCGAAAAGAAAATTCTTTTAAGTTCATTTCAAACTTTAGCTTCACAGGCAGGTGTATTAGCTATGGAAATAAATGAATTTATTACGGAGGTAAGTAAATAATGGATTCAGAACAGATTAAAGATTTAATAAAAATTACTGCTGCTGTATTACCTTTGATTATTGCTTTAATTAATAAACTTACTGATATTGTTGAAACTTCTGCAAATTTATCTGATGATGATAAAGCAGAATTACTTGTTATCGTTGAAGAAATGCAAAGTAAAGTAAATTCGTTAGAGTTATTAATCTAATTTATGGCTTTAAAGAAAAATGGTGTTGATGTAACATTATCAGCCACTAGAATATTTTTTGAAAATTTATATTCTGATAAGGAAATAAATATTAATGTTGGAGGTGGAGGTAGTTCTAAATCTCATTCAATACGACAATTATTTGCATATAAATTTTTAACTGAACCAAGAAAAAAGTTTCTTATAGTTCGTAAAACTATGCCTGCTATGAGGAACTCTGTTATTTTACCTTTTTATGAAACATTAAATGATTTTGGTGTTATGGATAAGGTAAAAATAGATAGAGTTAATATGAACTTTTTTTATGGTGATAGCTTATTACATTTTCAAGGTTTAGATGATCCTGAAAAAGTAAAATGTTTCCATCCTGATACTGATATTTTTACAAAGGAGGGGTTTAAAAACATTAAAGATATTAATGTGGGTGATTTGGTAGCTACGGTTAACCCTAAAACCAATAAAGCAGAATTTTTACCAGTAGAAAATAAGTATATTTATGATTTTGATGGTGATATGATTTCTCCTGCTTCAGTACAAGGTATTAGGTCAAGTTATGCAGGATTTTGTGTTACACCTGAACATAAAATGTTAACCCATACAAGAAGAAGAAAAGAATGGGAATTTGTTAAAGCAGGTGAACTACCAAACACATATTTTGTGAAGCAAAGTGCTGAATTTAATAGTGGGAACTTTGTGGATTATTTTGAAATACCAAAAAATAATTTTAATTCAGAAACTTCACATGGTAGAGTAAATTTTATAAGTAAAAAATTAAATAAAAACGGGAGAAAAGCAACAGTATTTCCAATAATTCCATGGTTAAAGTTTTTTGGATGGTATATTTCAGAAGGAAGTAGAAGTGGTGGGGGGTATACTGTTAAAATTTCGCAAACTAAGAAAGAAGGGGTTGAAAAACTAACTGAATTATTTAAAGAATTTCCATATAATGCTAAATATTGTCATGGTAGTTTTTCTATTTATGGTAAAGATTTAGGGTCATATTTAGATAGATTTGGGTTAAGTCATGAAAAGTATATACCAAGAGAAATATTAGATTTACACCCATCTTTATTAAAATATTTATTTGAAACTTTAATGGATGGTGATGGAAGTATAAGACCAAGTGGGAATGGGTATAGTTATTGTACTAATTCTCCTAAATTGGTTGAAAATATGTTTGAATTAGGGATAAAATTAGGTTATGCTGTTTCAGTAAGAGAAATAGATACAAAAAAAGCTTATGGTGACAGGGCAAAACCTGCTTGGTGTTTATATTTTGATAAAAGGGAGGATGTTAGACTAGCTAATAAAAAATTAGTACCTTATAAAGGAAAAGTTTATTGTATTAATGTTCCACCATACCATACTACTTTATGTAGATTTAATGGTAAAATTGCTTGGACTGGTCAAAGTTCAGAATATAATTATATGTGGATAGAAGAAGCTACAGATATTTTTGAAAATGACTTTTCTACATTAAGGTTATATTTAAGGGCTCCAAGTAGAGATGGGTTAAAAAATCAAATATTTTTGTCGTTTAACCCAATTGATGAATTTCATTGGATAAAAACAAAATTAATTGATGATCCTGCTTATAATGATGATATAAAAATTATACACTCAACTTATAAAGATAATCCTTTTTTAGATGAAACTACAACAAAAAGGTATGAAAATTTAATTACTCAGGATATACATCTTTATAGGATATATGCTTTAGGTGAATGGGGAAGATTAGAAAATTTAATTTATAAAAATTGGGATATTGTTAAAGCTGATACAATCCCAAAAGAAAATATACAAGTTGTTTATGGAGTAGATTTTGGTTTTAATGCTGAAAGTGCTGTGGTTAAATGCACTATTAAAGGCATGGAAGTTTGGGAAGAAGAATTACTTTATAAAAAAGGATGGACAAATTCCCAATTAATAGAATTCCTAAAAAAAGTAATTGACCCTAAAGATAAAATGAGGGCTTTTTATTGTGATAGTGCGGAACCTGATAGAATTAAAGAAATTAGATTATCTGGTTTTAATGCTAAATTAGCACAAAAAAGTGTTCAAGATGGTATAGATTTAGTTAAAAGATTAACTATACATATTACTGATGATAGTGAAAATTTAATAAAAGAAAAAAGGGCATATAGTTGGAAAACAAATAAAAATGGTGATGTAATAGATGAACCTGTTGATTTTTTTAATCACCTTTGTGATAGTGAACGATATGCCTTATATTCTAAATTTAAATCGTCAAATTTATATTCAGTACGTTGGATTTAAATACACTAATATATAAATTACTAATATTTATATAAGTGGGAGAAAAATGAATAAAATTACAAAGTTATTTTCTAATATGTTTGTTTCTGAAAGTCCAATACAATTAAAAAAACGTATTGGTCCATTAGTTGATGATTCAAGGATTTATAGAAGTTTAAGAAGTTATCTTAATACAGGTAATAATGAAGAAATTGAAGATCCTTATAAAAGTTCTGTATGGGTTTTTTCTTCAATTAATGCTATAGCTCAAAATATATCAAGAGTTCCTTTTTGTATTTTTGATGAAACAAATAAAAATAAAAAGAATAAGATTGAAAAAGGTATTTTATATGATTTATTTAGTAATCCTAATCCTTATATGATTGGTAGTACTTTAATGTTTGCTACTGTTTTGTTTATGGAGTTATATGGTGAAGCTTTTTGGCTTTTAGATGGTAGAACTAATATAACAGAGGTACCTAAAAATATTTGGGTTATTAATCCTAGTAGGTTAGAACCTGTATTAGATAAAGATGAAAAAGGTAATGATTTATTTAGAGGATTTTGGAAATATACAATTGGTAAAGAAAATTTTATACTTGCACCATGGGAAATATTACATTTTAAATATTTTAATCCTTATGATGACATTAGGGGTATTGCTCCTTTAGATGCTAGTAGGTTAGGAGTTGAACAAGATTATTTTGCTAATAAATATAATAAACAATTTTTTAAAGATGGTATTTCTTTATCAGGTATTATTCAAGTACCTGAAGTTTTGGATGATACACTTTTTAATAGAATTAAAGATCAATTTGAAGAAAGACATTCTGGTTCTAATAATGCTCATAAAGTAGGAGTTATAGAAGGTGGTGCTACTTTTGTTGAAACTAAATCTATGTCCCAAAGGGATATGGAATATGCTGTTTTAAAGAAAGTTATTCGTGGTGAAATATTAGCAGCTTTTAAAACTAATGAAGTTGTTTTAGGAGATTATTCACAAATACAGTCTTATGAAGGTATAAAACAAGCACATGAATCATTTTGGAAAGAAACATTAGTTCCTAAAATTATTTATTTAGAAGAATTTTTATGGTCTAAATTTTTCTCTAAAGTTGAAAGTGGGAAATTTTGGGGTGGATGGGATTTATCAGATGTTGAAGCTTTAAGAGAAGATTTAAAATTAAAAATTGATATGGCTAAAATATTAAATGAAATAGGTTATCCTATTAATTTAATTAATAAACGTCTTGATATGGGATTTGAAAATGTTAAATGGGGTAATACTTGGTATATAAGAGCTGGTACTATTCCAGTTGAATTAGCTGAGGATGCTATAACTCCTGATGAACCTCCTAAACAAGATGAAAATGAGAAACCTAAAGATGAACCAAAAGATGAACCAAAAGAAGAAAAACCAAAAACAGATAAGGATTTAGTATATTGGAATAATTATATTATTAAACAAATTTCGATAGAAAATACTTTTAAAAGTAAATTAAGTAAATTCTTTTTTGAACAAAGAAAAAGGGTATTATTTAATGTTTTTAATAAGAAAGAGGTTATTTTTGATTTTGATGATGAAAAAGAGAAATTAATTAAATTATTTTCTTCATTATATATTTCTGCTTCTGAGGCTAGTATAGAATTATTTAATGAAGAACTTGTTATTGAAAAGTTAGTTGATGCTACATTAATTAATAAATTTATTACCAAAAAATTAGATATTAATGTTTCTATTGTATTAAATACTATTAATAATAATTTAAAACAGTTATTATTAAAATATAAAGAATTACCTATTGAAGATTTAGCTAAAAAGATAAGAGAATTCTATAATAAAACAGATAATAGAGTATTCCTTATTGCTAGAACTGAATCTGCTTCAGTAATTAATGGTATACATTATTTGTTAATGTTAAAAAATAATGTTAAATATGTTAAATGGTTATCTAAAGGTGAACATGGTAGGCATTTAAGTTTGCAAGGTAAAATAATTAAGTTAGGAGAATCTTTTAGTGATAAGTTTATATTAAGGTATCCTTTAGATTATAAGGCTCCTAAAACAGAAATAATTGGTTGTTTGTGTTATATTATACCTATTATTAAGTATTAAATAGAGGAATATAATGAAAAAGATTTTAGCAACACTATTCCTTATCTTCATTCTCTTTCCTCTGTATGGATGGGGAGCGACATATACAGTATGTGCGTCTGGTTGTAACCAAACAGTAGTTCAAGCCGCTCTCGATGCTTACACCACGGCGAGCGATGTTATTGAACTCAGAGCGGCAAGCCCCGGTGGCAGTGTAACCTTTGCAGAAGCAATTGACTTTAAAGCATCCAGTATTACCCTGCAATGCCGAACAGGAGATACCTGTATTATTGACGGCTCTGCCATTGCCGATGAAGTCATTGAAACATCAACATACGACAATGGGATAGTAAGCGGCATAACCTTTGTTGGCGATGCTACCAGTACCAGAATTGGTTATGTGCAAGACGGGGCGACAGGTTGGATAATTCAGAATTGCACCTTTAAGGGGCCGAAATCTTTTGCAGTTTATAGCGGCGGAGCGGCTACCCATACATTTAAGAACAATCGCTTTTTAGGAATGTATGATAGCAGTGTGGGGTTTAGCCTCAACATAGAAGGCGCACCAACTGTAAACCTTCTATATAATATATTTTCCCCTGATACCAACCGTGGCGGGGGGGCTATCCGCATTAGAAACACTTCCACAACAAATGCCTATAATAATGTTTTTGTCGGATGCAATAAAAGTTGCTTTTTTACGACCCACGCGACTTTGACGGCTAACATCAAAAACAATATTTTCGTTGCTCATAATCAAGATACCGATGCAGATGTCACAATTATTGACGATGATAGTGGTGGGACTGTCAATGTCAGCAATAATCTATGGTTCCCTTTCTCCGAGAATCCTACTTTTCCAGATAATTTAGGGGTTGGAGCGGGTGCGGGAGATATAAATACCCCGCCGAAATTTACTGCCTCTGGATATAACAAGGGTTATATCATTCTCACGGTAGACGATGGAAGTGAAACATCGTTTGCCTATGCTCAAGCCGTTGCCGACAAGTGCGATGAGTTAGGAATTAAGTTCACATGGTATATAGATCAGGCAAGGCTTGTCGGTAATTCAGGTTATGCCACAGTCCTTCAAAATCTTAATGGCCGAGGCTACGAAATAGGGCTACATTCCTACTCGCACACTAATCTTACCATTACAAACGCTTTTACCGTACTAAAGGCCGGACAAACGATAGATATTGACCGGGCCACGGATACAATAACCGTGAGCGGAATTGCGGCATATACTCCATACAAAAGCGTATCTCTCAACACAATCAGGACATGGCTTGCAGGAACAGCAGGGTGTACCCTTGGAGCATTAGCTGCTGGGTTAGATGGTACAGCTCTTGGTGAAGTTCTTACAGATACAAGCGGCGCACAGAGCATCAATGGAGCATACCAATTAGTGATTGATAAAACAGCAGATGCTTCACAAGGATTATTCAAGGCAGAAATTGTAGACCCGAAGGCATGGTTAGAAACAACGATAGGCGGGTCGTATACTGTTAAAACCTTTTCCCCTCCTGGATCAGCTACAGACGAAACCCTGCAAGATGCCATTAAAGCTACTGGAATATTAGGAGCAAGGGGCAGTTCAACGGGAGGCAGATTCTTAAACAACCTGACTATATTCGATGTGCGTGTCTACGCATCTGGACATGCTGTTTATGGGGATAAAACAGAAGCCGTATTGACACGAAATGGCGCGGCACTGGCTCTAATGGCGGTATCAACCGGAAGAATCTATAGCTTACTGACACATAATGCTACTGAACTAAGCTCCGACGAAATTGGATATTTTATGAATGGTGTTTTAAGTGTGCAGGGGATAGAGGTTGTCACTCTATCAACCGCTATAGATCATATTAGAACCTCCGGTAATTGGACTGATGCCGATGCCGACAATGAGCGATGGACAAGAACATTTACCGATGCGAGCAATTACATATTAAAGGCCGGTTCCCCCGCAATCAATACCGGTACAGACCTATGCGCCACTTTAGTTACGGCAACCGATATGGCAGGCAGGGCGGTATGCACAGCAGGGGTTTATGTCGGTAGTGGTGGTTCACCTGAAATTGGGGCGTATGAGTTTATACCAAGTGGAGGTAATAGTTTAAGTTATATATTTGATTTTAAATTATAATTAAAAATATAAGAGGATAATTTAATGAAAAAATATTTATTTGTGTTAATGTTTATTATTTTAAGTATTTGTTATAGTACAAATTCATTTTCAGCTAGGTATGATGTTGTAACTATTACAAGTTTAAAAACTGCTGATGCAGTTATTTTAGCGTCTCCTGGGCAATTACTTGGTTTATTAATAACACCAGATACTTCAAATTCATGTGCTATTAGATTATATAATAATACTACAGAAGCTTCTGGTTCTACAATTTGGTATGAATTAGTTAAATCTAGTGATGGTGTAACATCTGGTCCTATATTACCATTTCCTATTCCTTTTTCTTTAGGGTTATATGCTGATATTACTACTTCTGGTACATGTAATTACCAGATAATTTATCAAACGTATGTACCTTAATCTATTAATAAATTAAAATACCCTGGTAATTAATTAGGAGGGATAAAATAATGTTTAAAAAATATATAATTGGGTTAGTATTAATATTTTTATTAGTATTTAATTATGGTTATGCTGCTGATACAGCTATGGATGATTTAACAGATGGTTCTGCTTCTATTGCTACTACTTGGTATGGTATAGGATATAATGCTACTACAGCATATAGATTTACTTTATCTAGTTTATTTGGTTTAAAAATTGGAACTCTTACTAATACATATCTTTGTACTTCTGATGGTACAAAGATAAATTGTACTACTGCACCAACAACATACCAAATAGCTTTAACTAATCCTCTTGAACTTGGTGGAAATTATACGCCAACAGGTATATGGACATGGAGTAGTGCTTCATGGGTCAATGTTCCTACACTTAACCAGGATACTACAGGTAGTGCTGGCACAGCCTACGCCCTTGCCACTGACCCTGCTGCCTGCGCTGCTCTTGGATTGGTAACGGATATTGCCGCCAATGGTACTCTTACCTGTGGTTATGCTATCGGCACAGATGTACAAGCATACAACTCTATCCTCGATACGGTATCCACAGGCGGAGATAACAATACCGTTTTCGGTAAGAATAATGCAGGCACGTATGGATTCTATGCCAATCATACCCACGATGACAGCGCAGCTCAATTCTATAGTGCGACAGCTTCAAAGGGAACCCGTAAACTTGTTCAATCTTCTATCTCTGATGGAATATTATTGACCGATACTCCTGTAATCACAGGGGCGGTAACATGGACAAATGTGTCTCAGGGTGCTGGAACATACAACAGAGTCTTTTTGGAAACTGATAACACTTTTACTGGAGCAAATACAATCGGTGACGGTGGCGACGATCAGAGAATAGTGTCACGGATAAACGCTACAAATGAGCGTTGGTCTGGACATACCATCTATTTCGCTCAGTGCGCAGCCACTCTCGCTTTTGGTACTCCTGTTTATATTCAGTTCACAGGAAAGCCGGGAGCAGCAGACGCAGACGCAGCAGCTACAATGCCAGCAATCGGCTTAATCGTCGTGGCTTCGACCGATGCCCACACACCCTGCACCGTC